CCGATGAATCGCCCGCGACTGTCCACCGCGATGCCCATTTTGTTTCGGCTGTAAGTCGTCTCATCGACGGCCTGCTTCCGCTTCGGCTTTGCGATCTCGAGGTGCACGTCTTTGCGACGGGTCGGAATTCCTGATGTTCTCTCGCGTGGTTTCATTAGTTGTTGATTGCGTCGCTCAGTCCTGACGCGACCTTGTCGGCAAGCGGCGTGACGTTGATCTCGCTCGGCATGTCGCGCGCTTCTTCGGCGGTGCGCAGTCCTTTCAAGATGTCGCCAAATTGGTCACGCAGTAGAAATCCGCGTGCGCGGAATTTCATCATGCGCTTGGGATAGTCCGACCACGGTCCGGCCTTGCCCCAAAGTTTTGCGGCCTTTGCATCGCCGCAGGTGAACGTCTCGCTCGCTGCGTCGAATCCTTTGCGCTGAACCGTGACCGTGAAGCCGTGCGAGTCCTTACCTGGCTCGCCGATCTCGGTCTCCTTGTAGCTCACGAGCTGCCCGCTGGAGCGGACCAGCGCAAGCGCCGCGTCGCCGTAGATTGCCGGGCGACCGTTAATCACGGCCATGTTTTGGAGCGCCGCCATCGGCGTTAGTCCGATCTCCAGACCAAACTGGATGGCGATCATTACCGACTCCGGTTTTTCCATTCCCTTCGGTGCCCATCCCGAGGCGACTACGGCGCGAGCGAAGCGAAACGCCTCGTCGATTGATTGGAGCTGCACGCCGTGTTGGCCGAACTGAATCGGTGCTTTTGTGGCGGTCTCTGCGACCGCGATCTCTGATTTTACGTTGGTGTCCATGTTGTATCGTGTGTGTGTTTCGTGTGTCCCGCCGGTCGTCGTTGGCCGGCGGGTTTTCCTTTTGGGAAAGTGTGCTGGCGTATTTTCGCACCGCCACCAGCGGCGTCGGAGGGTTGGGTTTATGCTCGGAACCGCCGAGAAGTTTTAGAACGGCACGTTCTCGCCGTCGTCTGCCGGCTGAGCAGCCAGCGCGATTGGAGCGCCGCTCTTGCGCTGATGCCAGAGCGTGCGGCACGCGTTCTTGAGCAACACGTCGGCTTCGCGTGGCGCAAATGGCGTGCCGTCTTTCTTGAGCTGCGGCTCGCGATCCGCGCCATACCAGAGCAGCTGCTTGTCGCTGAGTGCCGAGAGTGGCGTGTCTTTGTTTTTCCCGAAGTGGATCTGCACGTCGCCGGCGTTCTCAACCACGTAGTCAGGAGCCTGCAGCGAGGTCGGCGTGGCAGTCGGTGCGGTGGCCGTGGCTGGCGTCGCCGCCCGCGGCTTTGCTTCGAGAGCGGCGCGGATGGCGCGCAGCTCGGTGAGGAGTTCGGTGTGTTGTTCGGTGGTCATAAAGTTGGCGTGTCTTTCATGGCGGCAAGCTCAGCCTGAAGCTCGGCGCGGAGACGGGACGCTTCGTTGGCGTTGTGCTCGCGCTCCTGCGACATCGTGGCGGCAACGGTTTGCCACCGCTCCACCTCGGCGCGGAGGCGGGCGAGTTCGGCGGTGTAATAGTCGGCCCACTTCTGCACGTCGCCGCAGGTGTGCTTGTCAATTGCGCCGGACCAGAGGATGCAAGCGACACGAGTGATGGCGAGGTCGCGTTCCGACCGGGCGGCGGTGAGTTCGGTGGCTAAACGGTCCCGCTCCTCCATGACGGTCCCATGAATCGCCATTGTGCAATCATATGCTTGTGACGCGGCGTCGCGCTCGGCCTCGGCTTTCTCGGCGCGGGCGATGGCCTTAGAGAGCGGCGTGCCTGTGGCGTGGTTTATTGCACCTTCAAGGTAGCGTATCCTATCCGCTTGGTTTCCGATTTTGGCCGTCAACCGCTCCACCTCGGCGCGGAGGCGGGATACTACCGACGCGACCTCGTTAGGAACCGACTCTAAAAACCCAACGCTGACGTCCGCCGTGCAGCCCGCTCCGTTGCGGAGCGCAGCGAGAATTTCGGGGAACAGAGCGCGGAGGCGGGCAAGCTCGGCGCGGAGGCTGTCGCGTTCAAGCCCAGCTGCGCACGTCATCTGGTGCGCCTTTAGGCTGTCGGCTCGAAAGAAGATCAGTTCGTCCGTGGCCTTTTGAGCAACTGCCATGTAGTGCGAGGCTTCCGCTTTCGCGGCGGACAAATCGCAACGCAACCGGCGGCGGTCCGCATCGGCACCAAATCGCAGGCGTTCGGTTTCGGTGAGTTCGCGTTCGAGCTTTTCAATCTCGCGGGAAGCCCACCACTCCCGTTCATTTTTTGGCACGCGGCTATCTATAATCTGCTGGCGTAGATCACCAGCGGGCGTGGCTTGGCATGGTTGGTCGGGTGGGTTCATTTTGAAAGCGCCTTGACCCGCACGCCGTAGCCTTTTGTAGCCGCCTTGAGATGCCCGCGAGGCCCTCCGTTGTGCACGCGAGCCAACGTCTCGACGTCGCCCGCCTTCCATGCCTCGGGAGCGTGGCGTTTGAGGTAGGCGGTGGCAACGCGCTTGCTGTAATCCAGATCGGCCACTTGGCTGTAATCGCCCGCAACGCGTGAGTCCGCGTGGTATGCGCGATGGATCTGAAGCGGTCCCAGCGCCTTCCCGCCGTCGCCGAGAATCGGCCCGGTGCGGCCGCTCGTCTCGACTACGTGCAGAGCGCGGAAGAATGAGTCTGGTGGAGCGGCGTGAGCGGTGGCCGCAAGCGCGAGGAGGAGGAGCGTGGATTTCATTTGGTGAGCTTCGAGGCGTTGCGCTTCGCCGCTGCGATCTGCTTCGCCGTGCAGCCCGCGCCGATTGACTCGGCGAGAGCGATTGCGCGGTCGGCGCGTGCTTGGTCGGGCGCGGTGATCGCGAGGATCAGAGCGTGGGTAAGAGCGGTGGTCGGGCTCATGCGCGGAAGATCGGAGCCATCGAGTATTTGCCGAGCGCAAAAACGTATTCGCCTTGGTCGTCGGTCATTACCTTTTTTCGACTCACGTTGCCCTGCGCTTTGAGGGTAACGAAGGACCCTTTGCGCTCGATCACTTCCGCCGAGAAGATGCAGTCCCAATCGCAAACGCTGCGGGCTTTGAGGGTTTGTCCTGCTTGAATCGTGTTGGTCATTTTGGGTTTTGTTGTCGGGCTTGATTGCTCCGATGCGAAAACCATACACATCCGCCCCGCGATGCGAAGCCAAATGTGCGCGAAGTATCACACGCAATCCGTGCGCGTTGATAGTCAACGGCTTACGTCTGAAGAAAAAACAGACTCAGCGCGGAATCACTGCACGAAATGAATCGTGAAGCGCCGCCCGCCGTCGCTGATGTTGGAGCCGTCGATGGTCTCAACTTTGAACACGGTGGCGTTGGTCGTGTTGCCCGCTGCTGGGTAATCGTGCGCGATCAGTAAGTTGTTCGCCGGGTCCACGCACTGCGCGAGAACGTAGTCCTGCACCGTGCCGAGGGAGTGCGTGAACGTGAAAGTTGTGCTCGCTGCGCCGACGGATGTGAAGATCTCAACGTGCGAGAAACGATTTATGCCGAGGTTTGCGCGAGCCGTGGACGGGCTGGCAACGTCAGAAAGGTTTGAGGCTTTCTGAGCTGCGCCGGTGATGCGGGAGTCGTCGCCTTCGGCGACCGTGCCTGCTGTGGTGCCAGTGTCGAGAATCGCCGCGTCTCCGAGCTGCCGAGCGTAGAATGTGAACAGGTCGCCAGCAGCCGCCCACGCTCCTGCGGTGCCGCTGCGATTGATTGCTCGGACGCGAAAATATTGAACCGCTGGCGTGCCGATGACCGCTTGCGCGTATTCTTCGCGAGTCAGAAATCCCCCGCCTGACGCAATAATAGCATCCGCTTCTGCGTCGGTGTTTATTGTCGTTATTACCCATTGGTAATTCGCAATGTCGCGGTCGCTTGGTTTTGTCCACGTCACGACTGCCGTGTAATACTCGTTTCCGAGATGCACCACCGCACCTTTGTCAGCTTGATCGCCAGCGATCCGAGTCAGTCCTGTTAATGTGCTTGGCGGCGTCGTGTTGCTCGGCGCGGTCTGACTGAGCACCGTAGACACGGGAGACAATGCGCCCGAGAACGAAATCCCACGAGCTGCAAATTCGTAAGGCTCGCCGACGGAAAGATCGTCGATGCTGACCGCAACGGAAATGACAGACGTAATTTGGTTTCCAATAATGAAATCGCTCGCTCCTGTGCGACGATAAAGCACGTCCAGCGCGACCGCGCCGGATGGCAATGGTGGAGCCGTGAGCGAAACGCCCGCAAAGCTCGTGCCGTCACTCGATTCATAGAACGTGGTGCTGATCAGCGTCGGCGCGTTAGGCGTAGCCGGCGCAGTCGGGTCAATCGGCCCAGCCGTGATGACCGACGGCGTGGCTTGAACGTAGCTCGTAAAGCCGCTGACGTTCTCAACCGAATCGTAAGCGGTCAGCCAATAGTAATAGGTCGTCCCAATGGTTACGTCCGTGTCCACGAACCGCGACGCGCGAACCTCGGCGATCTTGTCCGTGTTCGCGTTGGCCGGCGTGATTGCCGAGACGTTCCGGTAAATGCCATACTCCGAAAAGTCCGGCTCGGTGTTGTCGTTCCAGTCGAGCGAGACGGCCTTGCCGGTGCCGATGGCTGCGCTGAGTCCGGTTGGCGTTGCAGGCGGCGTCGTGTCCTGCGCGACGGTAATCGACCCGCTGAGATAGCTTGTGGAGATCCCAAAGAAGCTCTCGCCGTAAATCCGCACGTTGTAGTTCGTGCCGATCGTAATGTCGGACGAAATGAAGTCCTCGGTCTGCGCTCCCTCGACCGTGTTCCACGTCAGGTAGGTCGTGCTTGCGGCCGGCTTGTATTCGATGACGACCGAGCCGCCCGACTGGATGAACTCCGCAGCCGGTGGAGTCCAGCCGACGCGGATCCGCGGCAGGATCGTGCCGTCGGCCTGCACGAGCTGCGTCGTGCCGTCTGCCGTGAGCGAAAGGTTCGTCGGCGCGCCGAGCGTGAACGGATCTGGCAACGTCGTGTTCGGCGAGTCCGGCACGGCGATTTGATCGCCGACGGCCCACGAGTAAACCGACGAAGCGGTCTCGCGAAGCGTCATGTCGATAAACACCTGCGGAGGCGTCCCGTCGCTCGCAAAGTTCCATTCCATTACCTCGAAGACCTTCGACGACCAGCCGAGTTTTTCGTTGGTAATCATCACCGTGTCACCAGCCCGGACCTGCATCGCCTCAAGGCGGAAGCGTGCCGAGAACGTGATTTCCTCCCGAGCGCGGCGCAGCTCCAGCACGGCGAGCCGTTGAGCGCAACTAGGCGAGGTGGTGAACGGGAGAACTACGTCCCGAAAAAACACGTTGTTGTTGTCGGCGGTGACGTAGGTGGCCGAGCTGATCGTCGGGAAGTCGG